CCCCCATTTGGGGGGACGAGTAAGGCAATTTAAGCCTTATCCTAATCATAGGCTCCGGGATGCCGACGTCAGTGGGCGTCGGAGCGACTAGGGAGACGCTATTTGTTCGGCCGGACCTCCCAAAAGGAGGGAAAGTGCGGCTAATAGCGAAAGATCTACGACCGAGAAACTTTGGTAGTGATGCGTCTAACTACATCAGCGGAAGCCGATGGAGAAAGCGCTTACCAAGCGGAACGCCAGTGTTAGTAGGGCCATTCTCTAACAAAGAGAACGTCCTCACGACATACGCGAACGGCTGGGACACACCACAGTTTCACACTCGAACCAAGCAGGGTGAACTCATCCCCATGACTCCGTGGAAGTCCTTCACGGTGACTGGGAAGACCAAAGGCGGAGGATACGCGGATACTTACTCGTCGGGTAATACCGACAGGTGGTACCGTGACCCCGATTTTTGGGCTGAGATCTCTGGTTGGGTCATCGAAGAGGAAGAGGTACAGGCGCTGGCTCCAACACAGTACGATATGTACGTGCAGGATGCAGCGGCGAAAATCTACTCCTCGTCGTATGATGCTTTGACAGCTCTTGCTGAGCTGTTCGAGACCAGACGGATGTTTCAGGAATGTGGCAAGAAGTTTGTCACGCTACTGAGCGAACCGCGCTTACGAGCTGCCTTGACCAAGTTTCGTAGCATGTCTAAGAAAAGACAGGCTGCGTATCTAATCAAGGATCTGCTCGCGGGCAACTGGATGGAACTCAGGTACGGGTGGAGAACACTGCTGTATGATGTCGAAGACATCAACGGTAGGATCGAAACTTGGAATGAGAACCGTACTCGGTATTCAGAGAAAGCCGGCGATACGTCGGTGAGTACTGAATACAAAGACTCCGTGTATACATCGGTTTCCTACGATCTCCTTGTTAAAAAGGTGATTCGGACGGAAGTCGGAATACGGGGTAGTGTTGTGGCGGACATCGAAGTCCCCAAGTTGATTATCAATCCTGTCACTACGCTTTGGGAATTAACAACCCTGAGCTTCGTGGTGGATTGGTTTTTGACGGTAGGGAAGTCTTTGGAAGCTGCTTCGTTCCTTGCAACGCAGACAGATTACTCTGCGGCTGCTGGCTACCGGGTAAGGGTGGAAAGGACTCTTTCAACAGAGCTCATGAAACTCAAAAGCACCTGTGTGGCTAGCACTATCTGGCAAGAGAGCCAGTGTGTAGCAAGTCTTGTAGTTCGTCAACCTTGTGCCATCCCCATCATCCCACATTTAGCCCTTAGGCTTAACAGCTCGAAGATCATCGATCTTTTGGCCATCATAGTCCAGAGGGTAAAAGGAGGTTAAAGTATGGCAGCAATGACAACTGTCCTCACGGAGTTTGCCCAAAACGGCAATTCCCGCACATGTACGCTACCCAATCATACAGTCTTGAAACCTGAGCTGTTGATTGAGAAGCGGAAAGTGCCCGCGACGAACACAGCATTGGCTGAATTTGGTTGCCGCACCTTAGTGGCGACCAGCGATGCCGATGGGAATGTTCTAGCATCGAAGGTCAGCGTTGAGACTGTGGTTCGGTATCCTGTCAATGGACAGGCCGCCGATGTTGACATAGCCGTGGCTTATCACCGCGATATACTTGCGGGCGACGAGTTTAAGGCGAGTGTCGACTCACAGAATTGGTTGAGTTAGACCTTAGTGAGCAACTAGTATTAACGCTGGTGGCGCTGTGTGGCCTGTGTAAGGCCGCCACGCTATTATGCCGCGTGCTGGTTGCTTACATTAGAGGTCGAAACAAAACGACTAACTCAAATGAAAGGATTTCAGAATGAGACCTTTGGGTATGGTGAACGACGCGTGTCGTCATTATATTTCTGACTCTCACGATGTCGACTCCACGTTAAAGGACCGGGTGCGGGGTTATCTCCGCTCAAGGAACTACGTCGAGTTGGCGTCATGCTCCCAACTCTTTGACTGGGCACAGCATACAGTCAACGAGTTCAGATTTCTCCGGCAGGTAGAGGCGTTCTATAAGAAGAACGTCGCACTGTCCAATGGAGCGGAATGTACGAACGCAGCCCTTGGCTCGTTTTTCGAAGCCGAAGAGGTGTGTTCAGAAACAAACCGCCGCTTATTGCCTTATGTTGGTAAGGAACACCTCCTTTTGGAGCCTTATCGCACCCAGGTTAATAAGATGAAGCACTACATAAGTAGTGTTCTGGGGGATTATGACTCGTTTATTGATGACTTACCGTCGTTGATAAGGGTAACAGCGGGTGCAACAGCACATTCAGCTCGCGCTGATAGCTTGCCTCAATTCAAAATGAAGCATGTGCTCTGGTCAACACCAAGGGCGCGGCGATACCTTTGTGCATTATACCGCTTTTATGGGTTTAATGTGCCGATGTTTCGTAGCTGTCATCGGAACCGAGTTGAGACGGTACCAAAGAACTGGAAAACGGATCGTACGATCGCATGCGAGCCAGAGGGAAATCTACCCCTGCAGCTAGCGTTTGATACGTGGGCCAAGCAGCGTCTTAAACTGTTTGGCATCAATTTGTCCGACCAGTCTTTAAACCAGAGGGCCTCGGCCCGGGCTTCTGCTATCGATGGTGATGTTACTGTCGACTTCAGTAAAGCCTCCGACACCATAGCCTACAACGTGGTCAGCTGGTTGTTTCCAGTTGACTGGTATAGGTTTTTGTCGGACGTTAGGTCTCCAGGTTATCGGATCCCTAGCGTGGCAGCCAACGGCGTATATGCCA